CGCTGCAAGCGTAAATCCAGCCGTAGGTAACGTAGCAAACGCAAGATTAGCACTGCCATCTGTTTTTATATACTGATTGGCACTCCCGTCAGCGTCAGGCCAAATTAGCTCACCATCACCTAAAACCACTTTCCCAGTTCCAGCGCCCTTGATCGTAACTGCCGTATTAGCCGTTGCAGCGGTTATGCCATCTACTTTTAAATCACTCATTATAGCACCTTAAATGTTGCACCGCTGGAGATCGTGACTGTGACCCCATCGGCTATCGTTAATGGCCCAGTTGCAGAGCCATTGTCTGTGGCTACCATCGTGACACTGTTGTTAAGGGTCTGTTGGTTAATCCGAATAATGTCGCCACTGTTACCTTCTGGGCTGTCGGTTCCTTCGCCAAGCCAACCACCACCACCGCCGCCAACACCGAATTGCGTCCAAACAACCGCTGTGCTTCCTAATGTGCCGCCAGAATCATTAGTACAAATAAAACTGGTATCCGCTAATGTAGAACCCTTCTCAACAAAGACCGCCGCTGAGACTAATTCGCTAAATGCATCTGCGTCAGCGGCTCTCGCCCATGTGCTTGATGCAGCAACGTAGATACCGTTCTGGCTACCTGTGCTTTGGTCTTTAACCAAAACCCTTGAGCCGACAACAGCCGATACACCGTCAATAGTCTGTACGCCCGAAAGTGTTATGTTTGCAGTCGTTGCAACAAGAACACTCGCTTTCCAGTTGCCGCCGTTAGTGCTGACCAGCGTGTCTACATAAGCCTTAATACTTTGTTGCGTAGCTCCAGCGGTTGCACTATTTGCCGACATTGAATCGTCATCTAAAAATGCTGTAATTGTAGCACCAGAAGCCAAAGCTATTGAACCGCCAGAAACTAAACCATCAGCCGATAATGTCGTTGTTGCCTGTACATCATCAACCCAGAGCTTTCTCCATCTAACTGATGTTGTGCCTAAATCATCGGTGCTGTCTGTGTCTGAAACAATGTTACCGCCAGATGTTAGTTGAGTAACAACCGCCGCAGCGGGAGTGCCACTGCCAAGGCTTCCATCTAGTGTTCCCGTAAACCCTGTCCCTGTAACTTGACCAGTAAAAGCTGTTGTAGCTGCTCCAAAATCTACACGTTTAGTGCCGCCTAAAGATAGGCCGACATTGTCTGCACCAATTCTATAAAACCCTGAGTTAGGATCAGAAACATAAGAATAGTAAGGGAGAGCGGCACTGCCATCTCCGCCTAAAGATTGAGCGGCAGAAGATGTAGACGTAGTCAACGCCGTCCCTGTAGCGTTCCACAATAAATAAGCCCCGCCAACAGGAGCAGATAGAGTTGCGCTGACAGATGACAGATCAGTGGAGACAGGGAGCTTAACAGAGCGGGTCATTTGCTCATCTAAATCCTGCGCCATCTGGACGCCACGGTCCAAGGCCGTCTCTAAAACTTCCGGCTGCACGGCTCCTCGGTTAACAAGGTCAGTAGTCTGAGACTTAGTAACAGCTCTACTAATCGTGAGGGTCTGGGCGCTGGTAGGGGCAGTCTCCATTGTGACGTTTCCGCCGGAGCTTTCCCCGACGCCAGATACGCTGTAGTGCGTTGTTAACGTCTGCACAGTCTCAACCCCGGTAGCTGTAACCGTTAAGGTTACGACGAGGTGCGCTTGATCAATTACCTTGAACCCATATGCAAAGGCTACTGTGCTTCCGTTGCCTGAGTAGGGTCCAGTGCGGGCGGTGTCTGTGGCTATGGTCATCGGTCGTCTCCTGCCTTGTGTCTAGTCGTATACAACATATTAGCTCCTTTGGCTATTCTTTCTTCTTTTTGTATCCAGTAGCTAGATCGAAAAAGTCTGCATCCTCTTCGCCTTCCATTAAAGCAAAGAGACCACTAAGAGTACGATTAGCTTGTATGCCGGGGAACTTGAATAAAATGCTCATTGTCAGAACCAGCGGTTTAATGTCTTTTAACTCTGGAGGCTCTTCCTTAGTTTCATCATTAAAGTAATAGTCCAATTTGTCAGCAACAGTAATGTAGCTTTCTGCAACAGCCTCACCAAACATAGCTGTTGGAGACATACTATAACCGTAATCTCCCAACGCTCCTTGAACAAGGTCTCTTCCGAAAGGTACTGAGCCAGCAATTCCCGACAAAGTCTTTTTTGCTGCCCACTTAACTGCTCCGTCCTTGTCCTCATCGTCTGGCTCTAAATCAGGTACTTCCCCTTTCATTAAACCGTAACCTATTTCGCCTAAAGTTATAGTGACAGCAATGCGGGCCAACATCCGAGGAATAGAAGTAGGGTTTTTTAAAACTACCTCATGCCCAATAGAGCGTAAGATAGCGTACACTACAGAGAAGAATGAATAGAACATCGTCAATAATTTTCCATACCCCTTATTGCGTTGCACGGTTGCAAGGTCTTTTAATCCTCCTCCAGATTGAGATTGCCTAACAACGCGATCTGCGTAGGCAACGGCAGTGTCTACATCCCCTTGCTCCTCGCGCAAAGCGCGGTTGTAGGCTGCCGTCCAGACAGGAAAATCAACAATGTATAACTGCATAGCTGCAATGGTTAGCATGGCAAACTCTGCCACTCTTGCCTGTACACCTGACTGTCCCTGCACAACTCGCAAACCTGCTCTTAAATCACGGTCTGTATTGTTCAAACGATGTCGCATTTCTCCAGACAATTCTCGAACGGCAGCTCTGTGTTCTTTAGACAAAGCCTGACCCATACCCATAGCAAGGTCCTTAGTAACCCCCGGCAAGTCTTTAATATAAGTTCCGTCTTTCATCAAAATATCAAGAGCCGTAGTGTAGCCTAATATCTGAGCTGTTAGGGTTGTATACGAAAGACCTAAAACAGCGGTTGTCGTGTTGCGCGAGACCCAGCCAACAACTGCCTCAAGGTCATCGACAGGAGGGCGGTCATACCCGTTTGATGCTATTGATCCTACCCATTCGTTTAAAGAAGCAACATACTTTGGCCCCAATTTTATGCTCATCATATCTTTTAATTCTGGGTGACCTAAGATACGATTGGCATTTCGTACCGCATCATAGTGACTAATGAAATGAATAGTCTTATCAAAAGATGTTGCAATCTTTTGAACATCGAAGTTAATAGGAGCAGAAAATCCTTCTATCCTTTCTTTAACCATAGAACTGTTTACACTAGCTCGAACATTTTCAGATTGAAACGCTTCTAACGCATCCATACTTTCAATCTGCTTCCCAGCAGCCGACCTGTTGCTATCATACATTAGGGGAAAATACCCCCCTCGATACACGCCGTGGGGGGTAGCCACTTCTCTAGGCTCTACTCTGTCGGGAACTCTGCCATTTTCTTTTCGATATATTTTTTCAACACTAGGCCACAAAACGTCAGCGTGGTCCCATAGAGATTGAATGAAATCCCATTCTTCTTTTGTAAGCTGGGCTAGAGCGGCATCGATTAGCTCTTCATTGATCTCGCGGCCAACCTTCTCCTCCCCTCTAATTACCTTACTTAAATTACTATCATTTCCTACGTTTAAAGCTAAGACGATTAGATTTCCTCGATCCCAACGCTCATCTGGATTTGCCTTTGTACCCGCCAGCGCCCCTACATCTACGCGCTTACCCATCCCTTGGCGAACAGCTTTAGGAAGAGCAGAAATCTTGCCGTAGATTAGATTAGAGACCTGACTAGATAAATCTTGCTTCAATGTTTCAGCTTCAGCAAATGGCTGGTAGATAGCTTGATGCCATGCTCCTAGAGGTTCGCCGTCTATCATCTCTAGCAGAAATTCAACTTTAAGAAGTGCGGCATCAAGACCCGCAACAAGGCTGGCAGTAGTAGATTTAGCTATGTGCTCTCCTCTTTTTCTAACTGCCGTAGCCGTCGGCTTTTTACTTAGAGACGTGAGCATCCGCGCAACAACAACATCTCGGTCTAAACTCTCCTGCCCTAGCATTAACTTTTTAGCGTTCCGTCCTTGCTTCTCAAGTTGCTTGATGGCGTCATGTAACTCATTAAACTCCCCGACAGACAGATCACGAAAATGAACCAGACGGTCTTTTTTCCTAAGCCACTCAGGAACATCAAAAATCGCTCCATCGTCTTCTTTAGCTTTTTCTAAAAATGCAGCAAACGCATCCTGTTCAGTGGCAGTGCGTCTTTTATCACTAACCCTTGCAGAAAAATCGTGAACGGAAACCTTGGCTCGAATAGCGTCAATATAATCAGCGTCAACGCTCGGCCATTTTTTACGGTCGCGTTTAAACTGTCTCATGTAGGATAGCTTCTTAGCTAATTGAGATTTAACTTTTTGGGCTTCGGCGGCCATATAGTGGTTAACTAAGCGTTGGAACTGGTGTTTGTATGCCTCCGCCCTGTCACCTTTTTTCAGAGCTTTACCCGCTGCTTTAGCACTGCGTTTCTCAGCAGCAAGATAGCTTCGAGGATTGGCTTCCCCTACCTTTGCTTCTGATATTTTCTTAGCTGCATACGCTTTAACAAACTTAGGTTTAATGGCAGTTTCTGTTGTGCGAAGCGCGGCCAATTCGGCAGCTAAAGTTTTAGCAATACCGTCTTGCTCATGGATGCTGGCTACAGCAGCGTCTATAGCGCCGTCGTCAATGCTTCCGTGCTTCTCTTTCATACGGCGATCCATCTCGGTTTCTACAGCCGTGTCGTAGTCAGGCTGTGCAGCAAGATCAGAAAGCATTTCTTCAACTGTGTCGTATTGGAATATTTGCGCTGTCATTCCCGGCGACATAGTAGAACCTGCATTTCCTTTAGTGGCCGCTTCGTATATAGCCTTGCCGCCTGCTTTAGGTAATTCATAAAGAGACGGCATATCATCGCGTTCTGTAAATACTTTAAGTTGTTCCCGATCCATTCGGTTGACTTTTTCAGAAACGGTAGCAGTTGAACCATCAGCTAACCCGCCTTGCGCGGTAGCCCAAAGAAGCCTAAATGCAGGTGTGCGAGCTATGTCATATCTGGCACTATCTCGCATCTCTTCTCGTTCTTCTTTCCACCAAGTAAGCCGCTCACGTTCCATCTCTCTAACTCGCTTAGAAAGCTGAGTAATTTTCGCCGCTTCTTTTTGCTTGGCAATGTTTTCATTGTGATCTGCAAATTCCTTTTTGCTCATGCCCGCTTCTTCGGCAGTAGAAAATAATGAAATAAGCTGATACTGACTGGAGACTACTTCGATTTCAGCATCGCTTGCCAGCATCTTGTCCATAACTTCAGTAACTTCGGGGCTGAACTGAACGTCCATGTTATCTCTGCCAGCAAGACGGTTAAGCGTATTGTAAACTGACCTAACCCATGCAGCAAAAGCAATGAAGGCGTCGGACAAAGCTAAGGAAGGTGCATTACCTGTTTTAAAATAATTTTCTGTACCTCTGGCAAACTGCTCATGCATAGCAACACTCAAATACCGAGTGCTTCCTTCCCCCGTTAGATCACCTGAGTTGATGTGTGTGCGAATAGCCGTGTCACTTATATTACTGAGAAAAGCAACCGCTTCTTTGTCGCCAGCTCGACGTGCGCGGTCCAAAGCCTCTCCGCGAATAGCGTCTGTGTTGCTAGACCACCATTTCCTAACCGTACCCCAATCTTTTTCAAACTCAGCGCCAAACTCGGCTGCGTCAGATTTAAGTTGCTCTAGCCAGAAGTGTCCGCTTTCATGTAAAAAAGTAGAACGATCCCCAGCCTCAAATATCTGTATGAGGTTCATGGGGTCGCCGTTTTGATCTGTGATTTGAGAGGACGGGGTAAACTGACCCCGTACTCCGCCCTGAGTAGTCTGTTGTGTAGGCAGGGCAGCGTAGGCAGCCTCAATCTTAGACAACCGCTCCTTGGGTAGTTTTAGCGCCCCTGTGGCTACGTCGTCGGCGCGGAGAACGCCTTCGATGAAATGTCTGCCTCGATTGGAAACGCTTCGTGCGCGATCTTCAAATTGGCGAGGATCATCTTGTCCGTAACTTTCTCCGTCGACCCCGTCGCTTCCACGTCCATCTTCATCGAGTTCAGGAATACGTCCCGCCTCGGAGGCGTGCTCAGTAACTCCTTGTATGCTTCCAAGCCCAAGACCCGACTGGCCCTTGAGTACAAAATTCCTAGTGGCGTCTGTTCTGGCATCTTCACTTCCTCTCCATTTCATAACAACAATATCGGGCAGACCTAAAGTAGGGGTCCAACCGTCAGCTTCCCAAGCTGCAACGTGAGCTGGTGTCAAATACTTCGCATCAAACGGAATACGAGCCACCTCTTGGAAGCCAAGTGTACCATATATCTTAGGTAGTTTACCAGAACTATCAGCATCTGATTTAACATCAAATGCATCAAGTACAGTAACCCCTTCTTGAATGCCCTTCAAAACCATCCAAGTGCCTAGACCCTTAACAGCAGTTTCATTGTTTACAACGGATACTAATGCAACTTCATTCTCTGTTAGCTCCCCACTTTCGTAAGCAGCGGCAACAGAGGCATCTCCCTCGTACTCAGAAGCGTAGTCGTAACCTGATGCCACACCAAGAAAAGAGTTCATCCCCCCTTCGCCCGCAGAACCAACGCGCTCACTACCTAGCTGGTGGATAATTAAGCTGCCGTCTTTAGCTCCCTGCTCTACCTGTTTACGCGACAACGCACTTAGTAAAGGACGGCCCGCACTTTCTTCAATAGCACGTTCTGCTTCGGCTGGAGATACTCCCCCTTCAGTTACAGAAACATCGCTTCGGCTCCACTCTCCGGCAAAAATGGAACTGTACGCTTGAGCAACACGGTAGTCGCCAATGTCCTCAACAAGTTGAGCTTCTTTTACTAACTCAGGGCCGACGTATTGACCTTCGACTGGTTTCCCTTCGGTCTGTCCATTAGGCAGCCGCTCTAATAAAAACTTGTCTTCGCCCTTTGCTCCAAGAGAACGTCGGTGAGCAACTGCGTCTTTGTACATAATCTTCTGAGGAATAGTTGTAGCCATAGTCCCCAATAATTTTCCACGCATCCCTACTTTGTAAGATGGGTGTACATCTACATTCCGCACGTTTTCTAAAGGATTAGTAAAATTAACAAGCAGATCAGGATCAGAAGGGTCTATCTCAAACGCCAGCACTGTATCTCCCGTCTGAGTTGCTCGGAAGTCCTGATCGATAGCTTCGCGAATAACGCGACCAACAGGAAACATCCCCTCTATGTTAGAGAACTCAGCGGTAGCAATAGCTCTACTTAATGCTTTGCGGCCATTAAAAGTGGACCCTTTAGTCAACCATTTATGAACGGCGGCAGGATTTGATAAAGGAGGAAAAGTAGCTAATTCCGAAGCCCCTTCTTCAGCATTATTAGCTTTGCTCAGAATAATTTCGTGTCCTGCTTTTGCCGCTTTCTTATTAATAACTTTAGCCGTAACCATGCCGTCAAGCGTTTTAAGCAGCGCACCTGATACCATACTGTTAGACAGATGCGCTTGCTGAGACATTGCCTGCACAGTAATAACAACGCGAGGGGCTAAACCTTCTTCTGCCATTCTTGCGCGTAAGTTAGTTACATGGTTCTTTAATCCTGTAACAACTCCTTCAGAATTGAATGCCCAAACTATGCCGTCTTCGCGATACTGTTGTAGCCAAGAAAAATTCGGTCCACCAAAATAAGATGTGGGCGCAATAGGGATACCATCAAGGCTGTCAAAAGTTACGCCTGTGGCAGTAAGATCAGCAAAAATAGGAATGACATACGCACCCTCAAGATCAGCAATGTGGATGTGGCTACGTTCAGTCAAACCTCCTCCAACACTAGTGTCGACGCCGGGTATTGGATTAAAGACGTCTCTAGCTGCGCGAGCGTCTGCGCGTGCCTGCCGAGATGGGAGCGCCTCGGTTTCCTTTTCTGTTACAAACTCTTCTGCCGTAGGTATAACAGCTTCAAGATCGGTTAATTTCTTTTCGGCGGCTGTAATCTGTTCTGGTGTACCTAACGGATCAGTCCTAATTAGCTTTTTACCTTTAAACACCTCGCCAGTTTTTAACTTACGCAATGTATTTTTCTGACCAACAACCTTAGCTTTAGCTTTCTTTAAGGTTGCCTTAGCTTCAGTAACCGCGCCTTCAAACACAGCGTCGGCTGCACTAACTGAAGAAGTAGCAACACCGGGTTGAAATAAGAATACTTCTTTGCGTGTGGCAAACTTGACGTTGCGAGCCATTACAAGAGGCCCAACTTGGATGACCTCGTCCGCACTCAACACTGCTTTCTGAGTTTTCCTGTCATAGAAAAATGTGTGCCGTCTCGGATCATATCCAACTTGTGTCCACTCAGGGTCACCAATCAAATCTTTAATTTGTGGATACAAAGTAGCCGCATCCACTGATTGGAGAGTTCCTTTCATTTGAGCAAAAGGAGATTTGTCCTGCTCCCCTCTTCCAACTCTTCCTGCTTTCTTTTCGGCAGTGTCACCGGGCATTGTAAACGTGACCCCAATTATATGTGCAGTTGCCTCATGTGCTTGTGGGCTGCCCTTGCTGTCGTGGATGGTAGGAACCCACACACCGTTGTTTTTGTACGCCGGAATGTCGAGGCGCAGGCCAACGAGCTTGCCCAGCCACTCTGCTCCCTTGCCTACTCTACTGCGTTTATTTTCTGTTAAAGCATCCGCCATTTCTTGTGAGGTAGCAGGCTCTAATAAATCTTCTGCTCGGTATTCTGTTACAGGCTTCAATCGGCTTACTATTTTGTTGTACTCTGCCTGTGTGATCTCACGCGCTTCACGTCGGCGGGCAGCTTCCTCAAGTTCAGGAATGGGGGGGTCTTTAAATCCTTTGGAAAGTTCTGTTTCCGCTTCGGCGACAGCGCGGCTCTGTGCAAGAGCAGCCGTAGCCTGTACTTCGACCGTTTCATCCGTAATTAATACATTGTCCCGCATATATAACTCAAGGGCGCTAACAGGTTCACCTGCTGCTTTGGTTGCCCTAGCGGCTCTCGCTACATAACGTCGGGCAGTTAATAACGCATTTAAGTCAGCCTCTCGTCCATCTTTTCCCAAAGCAGACATCTGGTCGCGGACGTCGCTTGTGATTGCTTCTGCATCTTCTCGAAGAGCTACCCCCTCCTCCTCGGTAACGCCAAGCTGCCTCTCCATTCTCTCTTGAATAAGTTGTGCGTCAATCTCTCCCTCTGCCCCACTAGCCGTGAAATCAGCGGCCTCTTGAGGGGTCATCCCCTCCATTGTCATTCTAGTGTGGTTTATTAATGCCTCAAACCCGTCCTTACCCAAAATGTGCCGAACATAAGCCTCAGCCCCAATCTCCACATCTTGACCATTTGCAGCAGCTTCTTGAATGGCTTCTGTGTCTAGCCCTAAAGTTTCAGTAGCAGTCTCTCCGCTTGGTAAGTCTTGGTCAAATTTAACAAGTTCAGCAGCAGATAGATAAACAGTAGTAACACCCTCTTGTTTTAATTTTTCTGCCATAACCTCAGAAGCCGTAGCCAGTGCTTCGGGAGCAATCCCTTTAATACTAGTAGAAATTTCACCTCCTGATTTAAGCCACGCTTGTGCTTCTTTGGCAGCCGTTCTTTCTTTTCTGTTTGTATCGGCAGCAATAATTATGTCTATAGGGGCAGTTACCCCGCCGCCCAAACCTTCTAATATAGTCTCAATACTATCGAAGCCCTGACCAGAATAAATCTGTCCACCGCCCTCTCCAAGCATTTCGACAAATCCTTGTGTAGGTATCTGAAGAGCGACGTTTGCCATAGTGCCTTTAGCTAACCGCGCTCCCGCAATCTTGAACCCAAGTAATGAGGCGATAGATATTATAAGCGCACGGTCTTCCCCAATGCCTTTAACAAAATCTTGCCTTTTAGGATCGTCTAAGAACGCCCGCATCCCTGCTTCAGTTTCAAGACTAGCCTCCTTACCGAATTTCTTAACTAGGTCTTTGTTATATTCATTAAATCGCTCTTGTGCATAGCCGCCTGCTGTAGCTACAGCAACGCCCAAAGAAGGGTTCTTAGTTAGTAACGTAGTAGCCGCTCCAGCAGCTAAAGGAACCGCTTGCTGGGCTACAACTTCCACCATAGCATTCGTAGCTTCCCCCGGCATATCAATAAGCGTTTCTAAAAGTAGCTGTGCTTTTGTAAGTTCGCTTGCGTCAGGGTCAATAGCCCCTACGCGATCCCAAAAGCCTTGAGCATAAGTAGACCCTCCTCCCTGCATAGATTTGTAGAGAGGTATCAACTTTCGACTTATCTCTAGAGCTTCTTGCCTATGTTTTTCTGCGTCTTCTGGAACTCCTGTGACCCAATTAATTAATCGCTTAGATAAGCCGTATATTTCACCTATTTCTGGAACATAACGCTTTTGAGAACGAGTGCTTCTCTCATACCAATCCCCAACAACTTCCCCAGCAGTACGATTTGCGTCCGCCGCTCTCTCAATTAAGTTCTCACGTTTAAATTCTAAAGGTATTACTTGACCAAAACGAATAATACTGTCGGCCAGCTTACTGCCAATACCCGCCATAATACTTTGTTCTTCGATAGAAATGTCTTTTTGTTGAACATAGTCTTTATAAGGGGGTCTAATTTCGACGCCTAGTCTAGCTAAAGATTGCTCAGAAGCGGCTAAGTACGGTATCTCTCCGCGCAAAACTAAAGCAGCTTCTGCGTCAATTGCCATGCGCTTTCTAGTCTCAAGAGCTTGGTCAAGATAAAACTTAGTATCTTGCCTTTCCATAAAATTATTAACCATTGCTGGGTGCATAGACCGAGCTAGGTCAATAGGTATGTTGCTAACTTCAGAAATCGTTTTAAATTTAGCTTCGTCAGTAGGGTTCATGTCCTGAGTTAAATCAATGTTGCTCAAAACTTTTTGAGTTGCCGGGTGTACTGTGGGAAACAATTCCTCAGCTTTTTTCATAGTTGGGCCAAAGACAACAGGGTCTGGGGGAGAAGGCACTACCTTTGGCTGGAGAGGGATAACCTCCCCTGTTGGCTGAGACATGGGTGAGGCAGCGAGAGCATTCCGCTTTTCTTTTTTCTTTGCTAAAATCCCAAGTAAGTCTACTTCTTCAGCCATTACCTAATTTCTCCTGTAGACCATTTCTCAAACAACTCTTTGTATAATGCAGGTTGCCGTTGAAATCTATCATTCAAGTTATTTAATGCAGACGACGTATGAGGTGTGCTATTAATCCCTAATACTGCTTCTATGAAATCGGGAGGGTATCCCATAGACAATGCGTCGTCATCAAACTCTGCCGCACGTCTTTCTGCCAAGGGAAGGTTAATCATGTCCATTGCTTCTACAGCAGGGTATTTCTTTTTAATTGCATCCGCGATCATATTTAACGTAATCTTATCATTAGTGTTATCGAGTTCGTCGACAATCTTTTCAATATCGTCTTTAGACACTTCTCCTTCAAAAACATAATGGAGCCGTAACCATGAACTTTTTTCATCGTAGTCTAAAGGCGCTTCGTTAATATCCAGATGGTCTGCACCCGCCTTAGCGTGTTCACTAAGCGTGTAAATCGTAGGGGAGACACTTAGCTTCTTATCAAAACCTAAAGTTTGGCGAGCAATTATTGGTCTCAAATCTTCAAGAGTGGCTTTACGGCCTTCTGCTTTCCAGATACGCATTCTTTCTGCCGTTAAAGAAGCGCCTAACTCAGTGTCATAAAGTAATGATTTATAATTAGCACTAGTTTTACTAAACCCTAGCTCTACTAAAAGACTGTCATATTTAATTGTACCCGTAAGTGCATCAGCTTTCGCGTTGGTGGCGGCAGCCTGTTTGGAGAGCAACTCAGCCCACTGCCCAGAATTTGTAAACTTTTTAATATTATCAGGATTTTTCATTAATTCTAAAAACTGGTCTCTTGTTTCCCTTGAATCTGCCATCCTTTTTAACTGCCCAACAGCCATTACATTACCTACAGCGGAACCGCCCGAATTAATGTGCTGTCGCGTACCTGCGTCCATCATTGCTCTATCGGCTTGACTAGCAACTTTACCGCTGGCTTCGTACACCAGCCGAGGTGAAAACTGCGCTAGAGCAGGATAGGCTGTAGGATCAATCGGCACGCCGGGGTTGTCCGCCATAAACTTCACTAAGGCTAGTGTTTCTTTCCCTATCTGCTCTCGTTTAACAAGGTTATTTAAACTATTGCGAGCCTTAAATTCAGTCAGCACTAAAGATTGATCTGTAGGGTCAGTTATCTTTAGTATCTCGCGAAGTTGCCCCGAAGGGTCATTAGGGTGACTTGTTGAATATTTAGAAAATAATTGTTTTCCTTTTAACCCGTCGCGAACTGTTGCTAATTGAGATTGCAAAGCTGTACCAACAGTTGTTCCCTCAAGAGCGCCCCCTTCTGCTGTCTCTTGCTGAAGTAGCTTTAGAGCTTTGACCGTATCTCCTTGTGCAATCAACTCTTTAATTACACCTTCATACACAAGTGCTTTCTGATCTCGAACTAGCCGCTCTTTTCCCTTGGCGTCAGTGATCCCCTTCGCCTGAGCCATGCCAATATCTGGGTCAAGGACGGTAGTTTCTACAACGCCTAAAGCGGCCTTTAGCTCTGTTTCTCCAGCGGGTGTACCTGCCCCAGACACGGCAGAGTTGACTGCTGTTGCGATACGGTCTCCTGTAATCTGAGCGTCAACAATAGACTGTGCTTTAATCTGAGCGCCGTTAACTACGCCGGAAAAACTAGTTGTAAGGTTTTGCCCTCTAAGATTTAAAGTTTCTTTCCCTCTAGTACCCATTGACTTACCATACCGCTCGCGTAACTTATCTAATTCTGTTTTATATTTTGTAGATAATCCGTCTTTTTGCGGTCGCCCGCCTCCTCCAGCCCCACCGGGTGTTCCCGTAAGCATATCAAGAGCACTTTGTCCTGACTGAGCCATAAGCCCGTTTTCGGGGTCGCTAAGAAGCTGGTTTCTTAAAGCACCTTCTGCTGCATCAAATTTAAGTAATTCGCGTTTTTCGTTATCAACACGGACCTCATTATACAAAGCGGCCCCCTGCGTTATAGCCGCGCCAAGTGCCTTCGCTCCCTTTCCCACTCCTCCATCTCCCAAGTCGGGAGCACGCAAAGTCTGAAATGGAGTAGATGCTGCGATAGGCTGCACGCTGCCTAACCGTTGCGCTCCTGTTCCGTCGGGTCTTATTACTCTAGGCATACCTTGTCCTAACTTCTAGAAATTTTATAAGCTGCTCCGGCTCCACCAGCAACAGACGCTGCCGCTGAAAGAAGGGAGCCACCTTGAACAGACGCACCTTGGAGGTCAAACAATCCTGCCTCGGCAGTAAATTGATCGCCTTTTATATTAGCGACGCGAATTTCGCGTTCCATGTTGTCTCTAAGACGAAGAATATCTAGCTCTCCTGCCTCCGCAAGATCAGCAACAGCTTGTACATTTGTGCTATCTTCTGTGTCGTCGACGAGAAACCCATTAGACGCTTGCACTGCTCTGGCCGTGCCTTTAGTTTGCCCAATAGCGCGACGGTGATCTGCTTTTGCTGCGTTTGCTCGGTCACGGATGTCGTCAGCGTTTTGCTGGGCAATGATAGCGTTGTTACGCGATATAGCTGCGTTATAACTTGCTTGGTTTCTCGCACTAGCCGCTGCTGCTTGTTGTTGCTGGTACGCGCCCACTGCTCCTATGGCACTGCCTGCAAACGAAGCTACTGCTGCTGTTATAGCCATTATACAATTCCTTTCGCGTAAACTCGCTCAATGGGAGTGTACCCCAATCGCTCAAAGATTACGCCTACATCTTTATGTAGCTTAACCTTATTAAAGATTTTCTGCACGCCTAATTTCCGAAGGTTGGCTTCGGCTGCTTTTAATAACTTCAATCCGGCTAGTCCTTTGCGGTGTGGTTTAGCCAGCCAAAAGATGTCCCCGTCCGCCATGAGGAGGTCTTTATAATGCAGATTAGAGGAAACTAGATGTACCGAATACCCAACCAAATTGCCTTTTTCGCGGGCAGTAGTTATCTTCAGAACTCCGGCGTCAGCAAGGTCTCGGTATTTGTCCCAGTCAGGGTTTAATTTGATATCGTCTTGGTCCAAAGCAATGTCTTTCCAATGAGATACGATAAGGTCTCCACACTCTCCCATGACGTCAATAAAATATTCCTCTTGATAGGTAAGCATTAGTTACCTCCAACAATTATATCTGGAGTAATTGACAGGATCGTCATGGGCAGAGGGTCGCGTTGTTGGATCACAATCTGCCCGTTCTTGTTCCAGCTAGGTGACATAGTGAACTCTTTTAATCCTGTGATAGCGTCAGGCGGCTGACCCCACTGTGAAGGCAGGCCAAACTTAGCCTCTCTCATGTGGTCTGTATCTGGCCCTGTCCACAGCCCCAGCGTCTTTTCAATCTGTAAGCCAATCTGGCTAATCTTCTTTGTACGAGCACTACTGGTGGGGTTTAGAGAGCCTGCGTCTAGTCGCAAGGTTTTTATCTCCGCTGTGAAATCTAAACCTAAGTGGACCCTGCTGGAGGCGTTGGGTAAAGTTACCTTACCACTAGCCACGGTTAAATCTTTAACTACATATCCGTTAGCAAGGCCGACAATACTTTTGCCTTCTAGATGCCATAGGCCGGATATCTCGGTAACGGCACGCCGTACCTGACCGCCGGAGTGGTACACCGCGAAAGCAGTGCCTACAACATTGGACCCGTTGAGCTGGAGCTGGAAAGTGTGGGTAGTCTTATTAGCGACAGTGTAGCCGGACCCCACCACTTCAGTTGAGTAGGACCAGCCCAATGTCTGAGTAGCGTCTGCAACTTTAATTCCATTAATGTCGACGATGTCGCCGTCACTAAACCCGTGCGACGTTGCGGTGATCACTACAGGGCTGGCTGATGTACACCCGGTAATTGTGACAGGGTTGTCAAAGCTCAAGCCGCTGTCCACATGGAAAGCGTCCTGTAGATCGTCGACGTCGTGCTCATGCAGACGCTCGATGTGTTTAACTGTACGGCCATTAATCGTTCGCTCAACTACGGTATACAAGAAATCGTTGTCGCCTTCCTGTACGGATGCGACAGACTTAAATAGACCGTCGGTTGTGTGCCGGGTCCAGCCATATACTTCCTGCTCTCGAATGTAAGTAATAGCAGCCATTGTCCCGTCGTCGCGCACACACCAAATTATTGAATGAGGCGCTTGGGCATACGACCAGTCAACGATAGTAAAATTGTCGAACATATGGCGAGCGAGAATAGAGATGTCGTTGCCGCTGTAGGCGTCAGTTTCAAATTTGTATGCCAGATCGCGCACGGTCTGACCCGGCTGCATATAGATGACGACGTCGCCCGCAACGATAGGAGGCAGCTCAGTTGCTCCGTAATATGTCTGGGGTTCGATTTGGATACCACTAGGAGTAATGACATCATCAATGCCGGAAACTTTCCACTCCCCGCCAGACGTCAAGACAATCATGTCGCCCAACGGAACGAGGTGTCTGATCTCGTTAACTTTCAAAGCAGCAATAGTAACAGTAATAGCGTCGTCGTCTTTTGCCGGGGAGGAGACAGCAAGGTTATAATGGTTAGCTGTCTGAGTAAAAAAGATACGTTGCGGATGGTTGTTACTGTTAGCAAAGATACGACGCTGCTGAAAATATCCAGCAACCGAGGGAAAGTCATCAGCCGAGACAAAAGGATTACGAGTGCGCGGAGGAGTGTCATCTAAATCCGCTTCAATGTTGTCATCTGTAAAACTGTCAATCTCGCTGCGTCCGATAAAACCGAAGATGCCATCTTTTTCTAAATAGATATTGTAGCTTTCCGCCGTAGCTACATCAGTCCATGTTATAGTGTTGTCACGGGTAGCCGCGCTGTTTGCAATTGTAATCTTAGTTGGGAAGGCAGACCCTCCAGAGCCGTAAGCAGTATACGACGTGCTGTTAATGTCTACTTTGTCTAGACCCTGTAGCTCAAAAGTGTTGCTTGTCTTTTCGGATACTCTAAATCTCTCTCCATTTAGTTGGGTCATCCCTACTACGCCTGATATGTGTATAGTGTCCCCGTCTGCGAAACCATGAGAGGTTGCTGTAATCACGCAAGGATTGGCGGCAGTTGCTCCAGAAATAGTTTTTGCCGTAGCCGTGGCGCGGAGGCTCTCTTCAGCGTTGTCGCGGTTGACCGCCGTTACCACATAGCTCTCTGAGATAGAGCCTGTAGTGTTAGCGGAGGCGGCTAGACCAGTAGGGAATGCTTGCTCTGGTTGGAAGACAATGTCGGTCAAAGTCCAAACGTCATGCCCGGTTCTAGTTAATTCAGCAGGAGCATGGTTAGGGTGAAGTAAAGTCATTACGTCAGCCGACTGCACAAACTTCAATGCAAAGACTTCGGAAGCAGTGTATGTAGTGGTCAACTCAAACGTCTTAACCGATGTGCCAGCAGACCCATATGTGGTAAAGTTGGTGCTGTTAATAGCAGTGCCGTCAAAGTCGGTTAATTGGTAAGTGTTAGCCGCTTTGTTAGCAACTCGAAGCGTGCGACCATTCAGCTCAACCATACCAACTACGCCTGAGATAAAAACGTCATCACCGTTAGCATGGGGGTGACTGTTCGCGGTTACTACAATCGGGTTCGCTTTAGTAGCACCTGAGATCGTACCCGTCTCTCCGCTGGCAACAAGGACTTGCCCACCGTCTTTGTGGACCCGCATATAGTTGTGACCAAACTCTAAGATATAGGTCTGTTCGGTGTTAAATTCAAAAGGAATGATGCGAGTAGCCTGAGCACTGTCTTTTACTTCAGCTACAAACTCAAAGCCGGGTCGATTAGACACGCCTCCGTGTACTTGGACAAACGCATTTACGCACGTTTCTAAACTCGACTTGTATTTGTCGATGTCTACACGCGCACCAATGGCGGGGGATACTTCGCCACCTGCTAGACTAGGCTGAATTATTTTAACCATTTAAGCTCTCGCTTGTATCCAAGTGGCTTCGGGGGGGTTCTCTTCGATGCCTTCATTACTGTCGGTCTCCCAAGCACTGTTAACAATGTTGCGGGCTATTGTGTCCATGTCCCCCATAATAGCACGCTCACCTGTTAAAGGCATGGCGAGGCGGGCAGCCAGTGCATATGAAAACGCCATCGTAAACTCGGGATCAAATTGAACGGTGTCAGTAACTCGCATCGTATAATAGAACTCAGCGGATACTTGATCAGTTAGTATTACTTTAAGATCGGAAGCGTTGCGACCGACCTCAAATTTTATAGGTATGCCAGTTTCAAGAGGATCAACAATCCCATTTATTCTGACGGCGTCGGGTGGATAGGAATACATGAAGTCCCAATTGCCGGGGACCGTTCCAGTTAGTGCGGCAGGGGAGGTAAACTTCTTTGCAAAGTTCCAAGGATGCTGGCGTAGAAGTGCATCTCGCGTGTCAGCAAAGACAAGGTTGACTTGCTCTGCTTCCGGCGTTGCCTCCGTTAGATCGGAGATATCCCATCGGTCTCCGATGTGTTGCAAAGCGAGCTTTGCGATCTGTACTTCTGACGCCATTGTTTATCATCCTTACTTAGCTTTGGTGCGTGCCTGCACGATAGTCTTAGCTTTTGGAGGGGCTGTTGGTTTAGGCGGCTCCGTAATCTCTGTGCCTGTGGGAAGTTGCCCAGCCAACTCATCTGGTACTTCAACTTCTTCTCTATCTGTAAAACGCCCTATGTGTGAATAAAACGGTTTATTAAAAATACAACGCATCTTCTATCTCCTCAGAAGGTTAAAGAGTGGGGACTGCCTAAGCAGTCCCCGATAGTAAACGATACTAGTTAATAGCGTCAGCGTAAGCCGTCCATCCCGTAGGATCGAGGGTTAGAAACGCATTGTATGTTCCTGCTGTAGTAGTAGCGCCGGAAACAATATGTTGAACGCCAACAAAACGCTCATAAGTAGTTCCCATTGGTAGTGGGATCACTTGTGTGTAACCAGCAACCAAAGTGGCTTTTGGTATAGCGCCTGTATCGATGTGAGCGGTTGAAGTTGTCGCGTGGATAGCGGCAGCGCTATCAGACCGCAAGCGGAACTGAATAAGCGCAGCGCCGTCCGAAGTGACAGCGGTTCCAATTTGAATGACCAAGTAAAGAGGCTGGCCTTGTCCAATGTCGCGACTGTCTTGCGTGTCTATTACGTTAGTTGACAGAACGGTAGACGCTGCGTTTGCAACTGTCTGGTTGTCTGCAAACTCAAGTAAGCTGTCCATAATCATAGCGATTCTCCTTTCGAGAGAAGCGGCTGGGAGGGGTTAATGATACTCCCAGCCGAGGGGTTATAACCTAATCGTATGATTAGGAAACGGTAGCTTCGTTGCCGCGAAGTGCATCGCAACGACGAATTGGAATACCAGACCAAGATGTCTGCCACGTTCCGCCAACCATGTCGTCTGACAAAGTGGAGTTAGATGTAGCATCAGCAGTCTGACGGCGTAACATAGATAAGATTGACTTATCCATGTACCAAGCGCAACGACCCATAGAGGTAGAAGGTAGCTCGGTTAAGGCTTGGTGCATTAGATCGTTAAGATCAGCAGAGTTACCAGTAGCGGCAACAAGCAGCTCGGAACGGTCAATGTTTGCAATGCGTACTGCATAGCGCCAGTCGCGGACAGTTAAGCCAACGTCCCAACGGTAGTGAGTACGGAATGCCTGCATACGGCCATTGGACCCGTCAGCATCTTCGATGGTAACTTCACCAAGGTCGCGCTGTTGGATGCCTGCTTTAGAACCTTTAGGAATAATGCCGTGGCAAGTATTCGGTCCCCAGCAAATTAACCATATACTGCCATTATCTGAACCGCTGCCTCCGCCTGCAATGATGTTGTCACCATTTTCAGCACTTAAAGAATTATATCTAGGAGATAGCCCAGTAAATTCTTCAGCAGCAAGGCTCTCATCGCCGTAGAAGAGAGTGGATGCAAACTCTTGGTTCATGCCTTCAATATGCGGACGGTCCTCTTGAAGACGGAAAGCAGCAGGGTTGCCTGCCATTCCAATCAAGGCTGCGTCAACTTCAGAGTAGTCTTCCATCATGCCGCAATTGTCGGTAATTTGTACTGCGCGGGATTTAGTCGGCTGTACACCACCATACAATTTACGCCATGTTGGAGCAGGGAGGCCGGAACGAATGGACGAGCGGTGTCCAGTTGTTAGGTTGCCTTCTTGCCACGACATATCCGTAAGGATTTCGTTTGTAGAGTTTAGTATTTCGACCACGTCGGCAATGCTGCCGTCAGGGTCTGTGACCTTTGCTAAGTCTGCGAGGGTCGGGTTGGTAACTGATAGAGTAGCCATGAATGGCTCCTTCCTTAACTAGCGTCTTGAAACATAGACGGATACATCTTCTTGAGACCTGTCTCACCTTGGACTTTAGTGTCGCCCTCAATGAGGTCGCTCTCTTTCAGTGTAGCGCCTACACGGTGAAATAACCGAATAACTTCTGGGTGATTGCCAAGACCTAGACCGTCTGGGTTCTTTGCAGATGGCGTATCTAAGATAGCCGCCAGCTCAGGAGTTCCATATGTGTCCATGCCTAATTTCGCTACAGCGAGATTACGTTGGAGGTCTTCCCCTCCTAGTTCCGTATCGCTTTTTGTAGCATCAGCCCAGCCGTTTATCCGATCAGTGTATGCGGCAGCTCCGGCCTCAACGGCCTCGGTTGCCCTGTTCGTATCGTACTCGACAAGAGCTTGGTACTGGTCTTGCGAGAGCTTCATGCCCTGCGCGACCTCACTAAACGCATCGAGTTTCGCTTGAGTGCCTTCATCAATTTCTACACCCTCCGGCGCTTTGTACTCATAAACTTCTGGTACATCAGCGTCGGCTCCGTCATCCCCGTCACCCGACAGCAGGACTTTGGTCTCTTCGGCAGGCTGTTGTTCAGTCGTCTCCTCGACAACTTCTTCAACTTCTGCAATCTCTTCTGTTTCTTCACTCATTGAAATGGTTCTCCTCTAGCATTTGTAAATACATCTTAGGGCTGGCCGTTCTAACTTGTTCATGCAAGGCAACCCCCAAGCTCCTCGCTCCTTCGTTGAAAGCTGTGCTATGCACATCTCCCGGTACATGGCTGGCTAGGGCAATGTGTCCCTGCCGCCATATCAAGTTGTAAAGCCACCGACGCCCTCGGTCCTTAGATAAGATAAACTCAATATCTTTGTTCTCGTCCTCTTGCCTCAGCTCGGCCTTGCGGACGTGCTCAGGGTTGTTGGCGTCATAGAATGGCTCGGTCATACAGTCT